ATGCATAATAGATTGTTGGACATATTGTCCGATACTGAATATCAATATGCAAAACTCACAGTTGATGATTGTCTGACCAGAAAAGAGGTGGCAGAAAAAATGTGCAGAAGCGAAGATACTGTTGCAACTCAAATGAAAAATATATACAGAAAACTCAATATAACCAAAGTTACTGAGCTATCTAAGATATTCTACAAAGGTACTTTATTGATACTATTAATATATGGATCCACACATATCGAATTACCTCAGATATCTAGACGAACATATAGGAGATTAGGATGTAATGAAAACCAACTCGTGCAATTAAGAGTGCGTAGACCCCAGAGAGGTAAAGCGGTACCGGTAGGTATTATCCAGAACATATTATAAAAACTTATCCGAAGCGTCGGGTATTTTACTAAATAAATATTGAATCACAGCTTCGGCTGTACCACAACGCGATTATTAATTAAAAGCAGATGAATTATGGAAAATCAAGATCTATTAATCCCCAAGGTAATAGAATTTATCAAAGGGAAGCAAACGATTGCTAAGACTGCAGTCATGCATGAATTCATGATCGGATTTAATCGATCAGAGAGACTACTCAAGGAACTAGGCCAATTGGGATACATTGACTACAAAGAAGGTTATCAAACACATTTCATACTAAAAAAGGAAGTATTATGAATATCAAAACAATCCCATCCAGGTACGATACAGTAATAACATCGGATAACAAAAATGAATTTCGATACAGTATTATTCCTGAAGAACTTATAAAAACCTGGCATCAGGATCCGGATGTCAAGTCGATGACACTCCCTCAAAAATCAATCTGTATTAACAGAATGATGAATGCATCCAGGATAAAGATTTACACATCATTCGATATTACATCACCGATGGCAGACCTGGCAGAACAGAGCAAGATCCTAACTGTGGAACATAGGAATAACGGATCAATAAAATATTTCACTATTATTCCCCATCCCATGTTTAACTACGAGAAACTAAACAATGTACTCAATGATATCTTTATAAAGTTTGGCCTATGAAACCGCAATGGGAAAACCTGAAGAAATCAATTGGTAAGCATGCCGATATCCTACAGGAATTTATCAACAATGTCACCGATCCTAAGACAATAAAGAATCTGGATAAACTCATGTCCGGGTACAACAAAGTACTGGCATTAAGCGACGAATTTGACAAAGTAGTTGAACCAATTGCTCCATTAGAAGTGAAACTCCCATTCAACACACCTGAGTTTGCAGAAGAATGGACCTTCTATAAAGAATACCTGATGGAGCAGCACGGTTCCTATGCATCCAGTCGCACACAGATAAAGATGCTTAGAAGCCTGGGTAAATGGTCTAATGGCAGCCAGGAAAGAGCAATTGAAATTCTCGATTTTTTAAGTATCAACAGATACAAAAAATTCTTCCAACCTACAGCTGCACAAATTGCAGGTAAGGACCTTCCTCCGGAAGAACAGGATAACAGTAATTCGATGAATATGAATATTGATAAAGAGATAAGATGATCTGCCATGAAAGTCCGGGCATCATACAAGCTGATCGGACGCCATCCCTTTAAAATAGGATTTGACGAAACTGATTACTATACCAAAATGGTAGAAGTGCCCGATGACTACGACTGGAACATGCTGAAGTATTATGCAATACAAGATACAAAAGAGGGATACGAATTAATAATGTTAGAAGAAATGGAAACCAACCAAATAATCAAAGAAGCATTGGAACTATGGGAAAATGCAGAAAGGAACTATGAAGGTGCTGCGAAAAATGAAGAAAGATATCATAGCTTGAAGCCACTGGAGAATAAATACTTCAAAAATAAGAATAATTCAGAACACTACTTTTATGTAGATTTTATCTCGAAAGAATCATTTAGGCCTTTTGGAATCGAAATATTTTGCACTGACTTTAGAATAAGTAGTGTTATGGATGATCCCAAATACTGGGAAGAAATAAGTAAAGAAGATTTCCTGAAGGAATTTGACAAGTTCTGTTCAATAATCAAGAAAAAAATGCAGCTATGAATAAATCAACATTTAAAAAGCAATTTCCGGATGTATGTGTACAAAAGGTTACATTCATTATGATAGCCTCAAGACAAGCTGTTGAAGATTATGTAATTCATCTCACATCAGGACTTAATACCGGATTACTCGGATATACCTATTCTGGTAAGAAATTAGAAGTCTTTACCAGTGAACGTTTTAAAACCAAGCTGGATAATATGACCAAGGGTACACAACTACTCGATGAAAATACAGGCCTTACAGGAACGATAACTAGTGACAAGCCTTTTATCTGCAGTTGTGAAATGTGTATCCGTATAGACTTTGGATCAGGACCAGATGTATTTGCTTGTACATATTTTAAAAATTGACAACTATGAAAGACTGGTTTGAAAAACTCGAAAAAGGTGAAGAAATAACATTTCCCGCTATAAATTTCATCCCAATAGTATGGCAAAATATCCTAGATAAGGATTATGAAAAAGGATCTTCATTGGATTTCAAGGTAAATGGAAAATTTCTAACAGTTAAAGCAAACGTTTTAATCAAGAAAAAGATATGAAAAAGATAGAGGCTGAATTGACAGCATACATAACATATGAATGTCCTAATTGTAAGAAAGTAGATAATAGGCTTTTTGAAATTTTCGATATAACTAATATAGATCCCGATAATGTAGATATTAAAGTTGAATGCCCATTTTGTGAGGAAATATTTTTTATAGACAAAATAACAGATTAAGTATGAAACTAACCGATAACTCACCTATGCCATTCGGAACACACAAAGGAACGAAAATGGCAAATGTTCCGGCAAAATACCTGCTGTGGATATATGAGCAAAACCTTGATGTGATGAATTATATCAAGGATAATATGGATGTGCTACGCAAAGAAGTAATGAAAAAGAGATGATACCACAATCACCCATACAATCACAGCTGTATCAGAAGTTTCCGGATTATAAAGGATTCATAGAGCACTTCAAGCCGGCGAATCTTATCGTCCTGTACGATGACATCAATACAATTGAGGAATCTATTTCTGAGGTACGGATATCAATTCAGGATATAAACACAATATATCCCAAGCAGAATAATGTTCCTGCAGGTATCGACTACTTGTCCAGATGGATCGACTATTTGCAGGACTTCCTGAATATAAACAATCGGCTGACCAAGATCCAGGACGTCGCAGCTGTGCTTTACAAAGATCACCGGCATTTCTATCTTTCGGATCTGGCTCTGATCTTCCAGGGAATCCTCCGGAGTGAATATGGCCGGTTTTATGGATCGGTAGACTCTCAGACTATTATTACATCTTTCGGGATGTACAATGTAAATCGTTTTAAGTCCTATCTCCAGAGCGATCAGAAAGTAAGACTAATACTGGATAGTAAGATAGGAGAAATGCAAAGATTATTTAAACAACAGTTATATGATGAAATAGAAAAAGAAGGTAAAATCCCGGATAAAAAAGAAATCTACATTGAGTTAGAAAAACGGTTTAATGAGAGATTTCCATTGATATACCAGGAAGAATACCAAAAATTAATGAAAGAAACACCTCGATTAAAATCTTCTCAAGAATAGAAAAAGAATGGAACACGGCAAAAGACTGACTGGCAAAAAAGAAAACGAAACGCTACAATGGGATGACTCATCCCCCAGGGGAATAGCAGACTTCCTAAATAAACACTACAATGTGATCGTACCACTGCAGGATCCCGGTATGATGCAGATAACGCCCAAAGATGAAGCATTGTGGAAATATCAACCCAGAGATGTACTGAACGAAATACTTCTGCATTTCAAGATGAAACGTATAAATGTCAACCGCAACGATTTGTTGTCAGTCCTCCAGAGTCCCAACTATATCGAACCTTTCGATCCTATTAGGAGCTATTTCGACTCCATACGCGGAATATATAAAGGTACCAGCCACATCGATATCCTGAGCAGCTGTATCATCCCCCGGGTATTCGATGACAATACACCTGAGTACTATCGGAAAAGGACCGACGAACTGTTTAAAAAGTGGCTGGTAGCTTGTGTTGCCTGCTGGCTTGGAAACATTCCAAATGAAGTAGCCCTCACACTGATCAGCGGCGAAGGTGGAATAGGTAAGACGCGATTAGGACAATTCCTGGTACCCGAAAAACTGAAAGATTATTATATCTCGATCTCCAAAGAAGAAAACAAGCCTTTCAATATGGCTGATGCATTCACAAAATACATGTTTATTAATTCCGAGGAACTGGTAGGACTAACGAATTCCACCATCAGATCGTTCAAGCAGCTCATGAGCCAGAAGGATATCCCGACCAAATCCCCACATGAAAGGATCCTCTCCAAGAAAACCAGATTATCCTGTTTTCTGATATCTACCAACCACAACCAGGAGAAAAACGGATTTATCAATCCATCCTGGGCTGAAGAAAGAAGGTTCGGTTGTATTGAGATCACAGATGTGAACTACGAAAGGTACAATGCCGAAGTAGACATCGATCAGGTATGGAGCGAAGCCCTGAACCTGTACGAAAGTACCAGGTATAAATATGTGTTCGACAAAGAAACAGACTTTCCGGAATTTGTAGAATACAACAAACGGTACCTGCTCTCTTATTCGGCCCACTTCTATGTACAAACTTATTTCTCATCACCGGAGAACGATAGCGACGGCCAGCCTATGAATGCATCCATGGTATACGCTTATCTTCGGAGAAAAAGATTAATCAAACGTGAACATGAAGGTCCCAGGCTGATAGATGTAAACGAAAACAGTATTGGCCGGGCATTATCATCCCTCGGATTCAGAAAAACAAAATTTCGTCCGGAAGGAAGCCGGATTCCTCTGGATGGATATATCGTAAAAATAAATGAAGAAGATGAACAAGCAGCACTGAATTTTGTCACCAGATTAAATATATTACAAAGTAAAAGAGAATCATGTCACAAATAAATAAACTATTCCACATTGAAGTCACTCCGGAGAAATTCCTCGAGGCCTGTAGTCCTGAAGAACTCATTGAAGTAGATCTTCTTTTAAATCAACACCGGTTCCAGGAAAAAATGGGCCGGTGTTCTTTTTCTCAGGAAGTATCAACATTAGATACTTTAAAAAAAGAAATATTGATACAGAACCGTCCAAAATTGTAATCAATGCCGGAATTCGATCTACATAGTTACGATAAGTACATTGTTTCTTTCTCCGGAGGTAAAGATAGTACGGCCAGCTTTCTTTATCTCCTGGACAATGGAGTCCCTGTAGATAAGATAGAACTCTGGCATCAGGATATTGATGGCCGGTCAGAAACATTCTTTGATTGGGAAGTCACTCCGGATTACTGCCGGCAGTTTGCCCGGGCTTTTGGAGTAAAGATATTCTTTCAATGGAAAGAAGGTGGTTTCCAGAGGGAAATGCTCCGGAAGGAAAGTCTTACAGCTCCAACGGTGTTCGAACTTCCGGATGGATCCACCAGGATCAGAGGTGGTACGGATGGCAAATTAAACACAAGAAGAAAATTTCCTCAGATATGTGCCGACCTTAGAAAGAGATGGTGCAGTGGTTATCTCAAGATAGATGTCTTTACAATGGCCATTGTGAATCAGGAACGTTTTAGGAACAGTCGTACCTTAGTGATTTCCGGTGAACGTGGTGAAGAAAGTCCACAAAGGGCAAAATACAAAATATTTGAGCCGGATCGCGCCGACCGTCGATATGGTAAAGCTTCCAGGCATGTGGATAGATATAGACCAATAAGAGACTGGAAAGAAGCTTGGGTATGGGATATAATACGTAAATACCGCGTACGTCCGCATCCTTGTTATTTTATAGGGTTTAGTCGCTGCAGCTGTAAGTTCTGCATATTCGGGAATAAGGACCAGATGGCAAGTGCTAACCTGATCAGTCCGGATCTGATGAGAAAGATCATTAACTACGAAAATGACTTTAAATGTACTATGAAAAGAAACACTGATCTCTCCACGTTCATAAAAACAGGGAAGCCATACGGAAGTATTACTCCTGAATTAATTTCCCAGGTCACCAGTTATGAATACAAACAGGATATTATTATTCCTGTATCTGAAGAATGGATCCTTCCGGATGGTGCGTTCGGTATATCTTGTGGACCATCTTAAAACAACCTATATTATCCATTGTTTACAAAGGTAAAGATAGCTATTACACGTCTAATAAACAAATGTTTACGCAGATATTTTAGATAAATATTTAACAACTTCAAGTAGCTTTTCCCAATTTTTTTGCCCGCGCATTTTATATTCGTCCCCCTCTCTCATCCCTTTATTCTTTTTATAATACCAATGGTCACAAACTTTTTTTAGGACCAGGGGTAAATCACTTACATATACATATATACTATTATATATAACTATATATAGATTTAATTTATTATCATCATTATAAGAGTAAAAAAGAGGCTTTTTAGCAAAGTTCGTTACTGCACCTACTACAAGTTTGTAAATTACATAATTACAATAAATTACATAGTAGTATGTACGTTTTTGGCATACATTACTACCATAGTACTACAACTAACTACAAAATTCAACCCACTACAGCAAAATAGATGTAATTAATTAATTATTAATAGATTATATCATAGTAGGATGTAGGGGGATACTCTGTAACTTTTTAATTTACTAAAATTCAACTTTTTTAGTCTAAAAACGTTTACTTTTTATGTATAAATATTTGTTTATTAGATATTTATAAACTAACTTTATTCTATATTTTATACTTACTACAATGATTACAGCCAAATTTAAAATCGAAGACTATCTGGCAGAATATCTCCGAGGAAAATGGGGCATAAAGGATAAAGATGGACATCCAACCGGAATCGTATCCATTCCCGAAGACATCTATCTCTATCATATCCTATGGGGGCTAATGCAAACAAAACGCAAGAATGAGACACAGGTCGAACCAAATATCGAAGTGGTGCTGCCTCATTGTCGCAAAGGTGACCGTAAGAATCCCAGGTATTACAATTACATAAGCCTTCAAGGAAGCGAGATATTCAATAAGCGTTTAAAAAAATTCTTCCGAGCCGATATGCATGAGTTTTTTGACTACCAGAAGCACGAAGAAGGAATTACTTATAAAGAAGCTGCTTATTTATTTATTGCCAAATATGATATCGAATCCATAGATCCGGATTCGCTGGCAAAGAATTATTCCAGGTGGAAAAACAATGTCAGACTAAACCGGAAGAAGGCATATGCAACCAGATAAAAATAAAATATTAAATAACGTTAAATCACGTGGCTTAAACCTGCCTTCCTGTCCATTTTTCTGCGAGAAAATCGGGCATTTTTCGGGCATCGTTGATTCTCAATACATTATACCATGAATAGAGTCATTTGTAGCAAATTAGAACTGATCCATATCAGCGATATCGAATCAATGGAAGAAAACCAGATGGTGATAAAGCCGGGAAAGGAATTTTTATCCTTACCACTGGAAGGTAGTGCATCATTCAGCCGGCAATCATCTTCAGGTAATCCCGGAATTGCTTTCAATGACCAGGTTACAGCCAGGATAAAATTTAAAGAGGATTATCCTTTTATCAATTCCCAGCTCAAATATTATGTATTACGGCTGTATACAGATACTTCCTTGTTCGTTGTAGGATCATTCGATTATCCTGCAGAACTTACCTACACAACCGACAATATCTTTATAAATCTAACATTTAGAGCTTCAATGCCAGCGTAAAAAGTCCTTTATACCACATTTTTATATAGATAACATTGCAATAAAAACGTTGCAATGTCAATACTAAACTTTATTAATGATATCAAAGCCTTACCCCTGATGATCCATCAGAGTGGATATGAGGCTTTGACTGTTTGGGCCAATTCGATCTACAATGGAGCTTTTCCACCTGAAAAAAAAACACTGGCCGTATATTCCACTTCCGGACAAAGCTACAGCTCCGGATCTGCTAAGAATCCATTCGATAGTTGGGAAAAAGGTTCTATTGCTGTTATTCCGCTCCAGGGCATCATGCTTAAAAGCGGATCATGGTGGTATTATGGTGTGGATGAAATATCAGATCTTCTCAGATTGGCATATGACTCCGATCGTATATCAGCCGTCCTGATAAAAGGTAACACACCGGGTGGATCCACCGACTCGGTATATGTCATGGAAGAAACACTCCGTAACAGGAACAAACCAACATGGATGCTTGTAGACGGCATGTTATGTTCATGCGGAATTTATATAGGGAGTTTCTGTGATAAAATATATGCTATCAATGAAATGTGCAATATTGGCAGCCTGGGAGTATTCGCACGGATGGTAGCACCGGTACCCGGAGAAAACTCAGGATACAAAATCGTAGAAGTTTATCCCGACGAATCCAGCCAAAAGAACTATCCGGAACGAGAAGCCATAAAAGGTAATGAAGCCCCTCTCAAAGAAGAACTAAGCAGGCTTGCGATCCATTTCCAAAACGTAGTAAAACAAAACCGACCGAATATCACCGACCAGAATGTATTTGCAGGTAAAACATTCTATGCAGGTGATGCAGCTGCCGTCGGATTGATTGATGCTGTGAAAAGTGAAAGAGATACGATCACAGAACTGCTTGCCCTGACAAATGTATCCCAGGAGATACAAACTGAAATTTCCTCAATGTATAAATAATAAAAAAAGAAAACATGGTATTCCCTACTAAAAAAGAAGTAAAAGCAGCATGGAATAAACTGCTTGAGACACTTGGCTTTATAGATAAAGTCAAACAAAATGAAATGACAAAAGAGGACTGGACCAAGTTCGGTGCTGCATTCGAAAAAGAATACGGTATTTCAGTCCAGGCTGCATGGAAAGAAACAAAAGATGATAATCAGCCTGAAGAACTTTCAGATGAAACAAAGGATTTGATTCTTGGTACTATAACAGAAGCCTGTACAACTGCAGGTGTAACAGCCCCTATAATCGATACAAGTTCAATGGAAACTGTTCTTCAGGGAATCATGAGTACAATGCAAACAATGGCTACAAATATGGCAACAATGGGTAGATCTTTAGAACCGGGAACTCCGGCAGCCGTAGTCGGTGCCACTCAGGATCCTTCAGTACTGGCACGCGTGCTCGGACATACAGCACATACCAATGAATATTTGTTCGGTATCGAAAACAATTACTTCAAACGCGGATCCTGGTGGACTGAATTGGTTGTGTCCGGAAAAAAACGTGAAGAAGAATACCGCGATGAAGATGCAACAGCTTTCCGTGCTGCCTTCAACAACTATGCAAAAGATTTCAAAGCCCGTTGTGTTGAGCTGGCTAAGACTAATCAGGTCGGCTTGCTTGATTTTAATAAGATGATCCATGGTGAAAGTTTCATCGACTACAGCCAGATGAACGAAAAACTGGGTGAGTATGTCGTTCGCCGTATGGATACGATCATTGCTTACCTGAGAACGCTCAATTCTGTTTCGAATATATTCAGGGTTGTATCCGGAGTCCAGAATAAGATGAAAGCTCCGACTGCATTCTTCGGTGAATTATCTCAGGCATATAAATCAGGACATTTCTTCAAGGGAAATGTAAACTTCGATGGTGAGATCTACCAGGTTGCAGATATCATGATGAAGTTTGCATTCGAAGATCCTAAACAGCTGGAATCAGAATACATCGGATATATGAACCGTGAAGGATCCAATCCTATGAAATGGAATCTGTTCGAATGGATCATCGTGCATTTTGGTACTATTCTTTTCAACGAACAGCAACGCAGACGTGTCATCGGCCGTTATGTTCCACGTCAGGGAGACTTTCCACAACCGGCAATGCTGGCAGCTGATGGTGCACTTAGAGCTATCCAGCGTGTCGAAGACGAATACAAAGTACTTCCGTTTAAAGACCTGAAGGTATATAATGAGGCTACTATTGTAGATTATTTCAGTACCATGTGGAAATATGTGATAGCAATACTTCCTAATATGCAGGGAATGAAAATATATGCCAATGAGAAACATCAACCTTGGTATATTGAAGGTTATGACGAAAAATTCGGACAAAAAACGGACTATACCGGACCGAAGAACAATATCCGGCATCTTTCTCCTGATAATATTGTATGGGTTCCCAATATGGATATGAACGATTACAAAGTATGGATCACTGTACATGGTAACGTTGAGAACTATGAACTGAAACCGAATGAAATGTATGCATTCTATTTCCAACAGGATCTTGAGATACTGATCATGGCTTCATGGTGGAAAGGTGGCTCCGGAGTACTTGCACCGGGTGTTCCTTTCAGAACCGAGAAGGAACTGGCAGAAAGCAAACGTGTTTATCAGTTTATTTTCACAAACTACCCTGTTACGACACTGGATCCGGATGCAACTGCGATCGATGGGGAACTCAATACTTTATTCGAAACCGGAATAAACACAGCAGCTGCAGAAATAACTGCTATTAACAATGCATCCAGGGAAAGAGTGTACCGTATTACTTGTGGTGATATCACCAATGTAACCAAACTATCGAAAGCCGGTATTTTCAGTGAGATCACAGCTGACTGGGTTCCTACTGCTGTAGGTGATTATATTGATCTTTACGCGCAATTGCATGAAGTATCTAAAGTTATTGGTGATAAGAATGTGAAAGTGGTTGAAATGACAGGAAAATTCCTTGAATTGAATCGTAGAGTATCATAGTTTAAAAGGGAACCGGTAAAGTCCGGTTCCTGTTTCTCTAATATCTAAAATAAATCAATATGAATTTTACTAACTTAGATTTAAATAATGCCGATTCCAAGAAAGCATCACTAAAATACAGATTGTATTTAGCCATGCTTAAAGATACGATCGACGACTACCCGAAAGCAGTACAGGCTACAATCCTGACAAATGTATTAAAACCCGGAGCTAAACACTTTTATGCCGATTTCAAGATTAATACAATCAATCCAACAGGATCAGCCGGGGAATCCCAGGGTACGATCGGCCTGGTCTTATCACCGCAAATAGAAGGGCTATCCCCAAAATCACTCGATTGGGTTTATAAACTCAATGGAGAACGTGTAATTGCTTTCTGGGAGATATGCGAAACCAAACAACGGTTTATTGCCGGTGGACCATGCTCAGGTGGATTGTTAGTCTCAGTTCAGGGATTAGGACTAATGGAAGACGGAATGATGGGTGCATTGCTTAACCTAACCGGTGATCCTTGTCCGGATCCGTTCTATTTCTACAATGGACCGATTATATTGGAAGATCCGGAAGTTATCCCTGCAGATGCAACAACTTTCGCGCTATCCGACAGCAAACAGTTTCAATTAACAAGTAACGCTGCCGCAACAACACTGGCATCGATCACAAATATAACAGATGCCGATGTTGGCCGTATTATTGAATTGTTAGGATCCGGTGGAACCAATCCTACCAAGATAGATCCTACAACATCATTTAAGTTGCAAAATGGACTCTCATGGACTGCCGATTATGGTAGTAAAATAAGTTTTCAAATATTTAAGACCGGAACCAGTACCTACGAATTTTTAGAACTGGATCGCTCTTAGTTTTTTATTTTTCATCTGCCGAAAGCCACTTCTAATAGGGTGGCTTTTATTTAATAAAATAGATTATGAAAAAAATATCATTTATACAAAAAAACGACCTGATCGTAAAATACACATCCGGTCAGCATTTCAATAAGGATCTGGAGCTGTTTCAAAAACATTTTCCTTCAAATAAATTAAATACAAGCCTTGCCAGGGCAAATATGCACACCTATGCCAGACTGGACGGTGCAATGTTGAACCTGCTACTCGATAAGATATCCATCGACGAGATTCTACAGAACCGGAACCAGGAACGTCCAGAATCTCCGAAACTTGAAATAATAGAAGATCCTGTCAATGTAGAACAGCCAATTACTCCAGTAGATATAGAAGTTCCAGTTTCATCAGATAAAAAAAAAGCAAAAGCGAAGAATTCCCAAAGATAAACTGGACGGCAAACGCTGATCCGGATATACAACTATGCATTCTCCTGTATGACGATAGGGTAAACACTTACCATCGCATGCAGGAGATTGACAAAATAATAGATAGTCAACCGGAGCTGGCTGAAACCCTTGTTAGATTAGATATCAGAAATCAACAGGCCCATGCAGAACTTCAATCATTTAATGATACCGGTAATTTTGCATTTGTTCATAGCTTAGCTGTTAGTAACAAATACACGAAGGACCAGAGAGCAGAACTGATAAAACTTAAAAATGAAAATCCTTCCGAATTTATTAAAGAAGTAACCAACACAACACAGAATATAAGACGCATAGAGAGCCAAATAAGAAACAAAAAATATAAAGATGAAGAAGAACACCAATCATGGCAAAGCAACCTCGAAAAGGCTCTAATTAAGCAAAAAGTTATTGAAGATATTATTTGACGTTAAACTACTAAATATGATAAACCTCTAATTGAGGTTTATTTTTTTGTCATTTTCCATCCTTTTCCATCCTTTTCCATACAAAAACACACTAATTTTAAACATTTGATATTTTATTACATTTTAAGTTATTGATATATAGCTTATTCATTTTTCAAAAAATATTTTTCAAAAATGTGAACGTAGCGGAAGCCCGTACCGCTGTGTCGAAACCATGTAATGCAAAAAATCTCTTTCCCTGTGATATATGATTTGACTATCTATTTATCAGCATCTTATACCCAAAATCACACACCGAAAATCCACTCTGATATCACTATCCAATAATCATTAAATATCATTCAATAAACCTTTGATTTCTCTGGTCTAAATAACCAGTCTAAAAAACCTACTTGTTTTCATTGCCATTTGAAAAAATGTTTCCATCTTTGTATTAGCGAAAATTATTATTATTCAATGGCAAAATAATTTGCCTACTTTATAGGCTTTTTTTATGCCTATACTTTAAGATATTTATATAAGACGGTTGTCTTTCCCACTTTTCTTTTGGCTTGCCATTGATGAGTAATAGTTTTCGCGAACGGGAAATGGCAACCGTTCTTTTTTCTGCCTATAGCGAAAACTATTACTCACATGAAAACAAAAAACAATCTCCAGCTTCAACAGGAAGGTTACACAGGCCTTCAGGGAGCACAAAATCAAGTACACAAAGTATTAAGGGAAATGACCAGTGGTACACCTATCCACTACCAAGTACATTCTTCAAGTCAGGAATCCGTTATTATATTCATGGGTAATGGCATATGTGCAACTCTCCATATACAAGTATTGAAACCAATGCATAAAGGGAGGTGAATAATGGAAATACAAACACTAAAAACAGGTGTGGTTTTTAATGATAAGATGCTATACCACCTGGAAGTAATGCAAGATGGAGAAAACAGTATGGTTGATACTTTCATTGAACATTGTGAAGAAATGGGAACACTCCTACTTGATATTTCTACAGGAACAGTAACCCGGATTCAAGATGAAGATATCCTTGACATGCTTAGGTGCAACAACATGATACGTCAAATGTTGAAAGATTTCAGAGTCATATAATTAAAATAATAACTATGCGAAGCCCTTATATTTAAGGGCTTTTTCTTTGATATAGAATAAATTATTATTTTTGTTAAAACAAAATTGATATTATCATGCCTGAGAACAATGAAGATTCCAAACTAGACAAAAAAATAAGTGTAGTCACTGAATTAGTTAAAGCCGTACCAGTATATCAGGATGCAGTTCAACCTGCAGCACAGGAAGTAGGAAAAGCATTAGGTACTGTAACCAAATTAGTTAATGTCGCTTTAGCACCAGTTACAGCTCTAGTATGGGGCTATGATAAAATTGCAGAATACATCTCAGAAAAGGTTTCGGAGAAGCTAAAGGATGTTCCACCAGAAAATATTATTACCCCACCAATTTATATTGCAGGTCCTACTATCGAAGCAATGCGCTTTACTGCTGATAACGACGAATTAAGAGAAATGTATGCTAATTTATTAGCAACATCAATGAATAAAGAAACAATAAATAATACCCATCCAAGATATATTGATATAATCAAAAACATTTCTGTCGATGACGCTATTCTTTTAAAGTATTTAAGTAAAAATTGGAGAACTTGTAAACTGGAAGGTCTCTTAGTTTATGATGTTCCTATCAATAATTATGTAATTTATTATTTAATGGATAATCAAACTTCAAATAGAAGAGAATGCTTAGAATTTTCTCAAATAAAAAATGAAATTTTATATTCAGTTGAGAATCTTATCCATTTAGGAGTCCTTAGAAGATTAGAAAATGGAATTCATAGACAACAAAATGTGGAAGTTGAGGAATTAATAAAATTACACCCTTTCCTAGATACAAAAAATGAAGATAATAATAACATTAAAAAAAATGATACTGTTACTGTGGAATATGAAAAAATAGAATTAACATCATATGGTATTGAATTTTTAATACTCGTTGTTCAGTAATACTACTCTTTGTCCTTTATAAGCCCTTTCCAAAGGGCTTTTTTTGTATCTGTAATTCAGATACAATATGCTTGAACACTTACAACAATTGCCTGTCGATATAGTCGAACGATACCTGGAACTCCGGGATCATAAGAAGATTGGTATCTCTGAGTCTATGGGAAACTTTATCCTGGAGCTTAACACGGCATCCAATCTCTTTCGTAAATACAAGTCGATCAGTGAGTGTGCACGGCAGTTACAGAAGCTATATCCCAAACTATCCATACCTACCTGTCGGAGCAGGGTATACGATGCAATCAACTTTTTTAATACCGATTGTACCGTCACAGCTGGTGCATGGGATAACTATTTTGCAGATAAGATGATGGATCTGGTAGATATTAACCTGATAGCTCAGGATCTCAAAGAAGCCAGAAGGTGCTATGAGAATGCAAGAAAATACCGTCTTGCTGCAGCTGCAAATATTATATCACCTGATCGCGTCCGGTTCAAACACCAGATCGTATCTGCCGATGTTAAACTGGATCGTATGATGGATACCAGTCCCAAAGGTCTACTGGCTGCCTGGGGTGAAATAGAAAAGATTATCGATACCAGGGATATATCTCAGACCGAAAAAGACAGGCTAAAAGCTGAAGCCGGGCGTGAACTGGATATCAAGAAATATATTGACTTCGAAGAACTGGAAGATGAAGATTAAAAAATACAGTCAAATTGTTTTCCTGGCCGTGTATCTGTCGATCGTGCAGATTATGGTGAAGCTTCTGGATCCTACGTTCATGTATTGTGAGGTTGGTCGTGGATCAGGTAAGACCACTCATATGCTGGCTCCCAGGATCGATCGTGTTCAGCACGATATGGCCGGCTCTATGGTTGTACTGGCTGCAGCTACTTACAAAAGTATCATCGATAATATTCTTCCGGGCGTTCTCGAATACTTCCTCGAGAACTATGAGAGAGGCGTATACTTTGAATATGGCAAAAGGCCTCCTGATCATTTCGGACTTCCTACAACCGAGAATCCTCACTGGAGCAGGACCGAGATAGAGAAGATAATCGATTTTAAGCACACTATTACTTTTGTCACCGGTACCGTGATCAAGTTCGTGTCGTGCGATCGTCCGGAGTCGATGCTCGGACTTAACGCTGCACACCTGTTCATTGACGAAATGATACGGATCCCTGAAGAAAAGTTCATCGAACGTATTATCCCTGCTTTGCGTGCCGACCGTTCCAAGTTCGGTCACTCTCATTACTTTATGGGGATTACCGGATTCTCCAGTACTCCAAACTTCGAAACGGATGAAGACTGGTGGACCAAGTACGAATCCGATATGAATCAGCCGTTGATGAAAAATATACTCGAAGTATCCTACAATGTAGACATGAGGCTTGCAGCTATGCTTGAGGCCCAATCCAAAGCTGACTTCGACGAAGAAAAGAAACATCAGCGTTTCCTTAACCGTTGGTTACCACGACTCAATGCAGCGCGCCGTGGACAAACGCTTTATCTTCGTGCATCATCATTCTCCAATATCAAGATCCTCGGAGTGGAATATATCCGTAACCAGATCAAAAACATTAAGGATCCTGATAAACTGAATACTTCCATACTAGCGGTCCGCAAGCATAAGGTAAAAGATATGTTCTTCGGTCGCTTTGGTAAGCAGCACCTGTTCGATGACGGATATGATTATAGAAGGATCAACAAACTATCCATCGAAAACCATATCGAATGGCTCAGTTCCGACCTGAAGTACTGCAATAAGAACATGCCATTGATTGCCGGTTATGATCCGGGCCCGTTCTCGAGTATCGTTTTTGCCCAGGAAGAAAGGGCTAAGAAAATATTCAGGGTTATCAAAGATATGTGGGTATTCCATCCGGCCCAGCATGACGAACTAGCCGAAAAGATCGACACATTCTTTCAGAATCATAAGCGAAAAGAAATTTTCCTGTATTACGATCGTGCCGCTAACCAGAAGGAACCGGAGTACCGTAAGTGGTACCCTGTCAGCGGTGGACTCAACGATACCGATGCCAATCTCCTTGCTGCAGCTTTGCGTTCCCGGAAGTGGACCGTTCACCTGATGAGCCTTAACCAGGAAACAATCTATTACAGCCAGCATTACCGGTTACTCTATAAGTTATTTGGTCCAAACGATGATAGATCCAGGTATGATATCCTTATAGACCGTAATGAATGCGAAGCCCTGATTAGCTCTATAAATCACTCACCAATTAAGAAAAATGAAAAAAAGGTAGAGTTAGATAAGAGCAGCGAAAAACTGCCATTTGAAGACCAGGCATTTTATTCCACCCAGATCTCATCAGCATTTATGTACTTGCTATGGGGTAAGTTTAATCACCTGCTCCCGGCCTCCGACAGGCGAAAACCAACAGCTCAGGGTAGTGGTACATATACTATTTAGTCATATTCAAATTATTAAAAGTCATATTTGAATAAACAAAATACTTATAAACCAAATATTTAAAAATAAATAAAGTCATAATCAAAGTCCTATGTTAAAATATATAAATTTTAACATATAACTTTACATTCGATAAAAGACACTATTAATCTAACAAACTATTCATATAATACAATATAATTATGAAAATCAATTTTTGGGTTCTAATGCTGATTAGTGTGCTATTTGGTGCATGCAGTAATTTTGAGAATGAGCAGGATGCCATTCAAGTAAACACACAGAAACTTCATTTTTACGGAATCAAACAGACAAATTATCCTCGTCTGAAGGGAACGGCACAACCTAGTAAACTTTGGCATCCGGAAGCTACTATTAAAATTAAATTTCTAGACGGAACTTCAACCATGCAAGATGAAGTCAAAAATTTAGCAAAAGAATGGTTGGATTATGCAGGTATAAAATTTAATTATATCACTGATGGTAGTAAAGCTGATGTGAGAATATCGTTTGGTAATGCAGACCGTTATGTAAGTTGGTCATATACCGGAACAGACTGTAAGCATGTAACCAACCAAAATGAAGCAACCATGAATTTTGCTTTTTGGAATGAATTGACAGCTATCGAAAAAAAGGGAGATGCACTGCGCACTTTTGGTCAAATGCTTGGACTGGAACTCGAACATCGCCATCTAAGTTTAGATCCGCTTTGGGGATCGAGAATACAATCGTATTGGGAATCGGAATTAGGTGATATTCCTTGGGAAACCCTCCAAGAGTCTGTATTCGATCCGCTTCAAGCCGAAGATGTGTTACAAACAGCCCAATATGATCCTTCATCAATTATGATATGGCCATTCACATTGCGTGGGTTGGTGACATATCCTGCCGGATTTGATGTACCCAAGGAGTACAATACCGAACTATCGGCTACAGATAAAGAATTTATTGAAAAATTGTACCCTAAGAAAGAAGTGGAGGAGAAAGCCATAGTGGTCATGAGAGGGATATTACCTGTATATGTTTATGCTAATGGTCAAGAAAAAGAATTTATGCTTTCGATTCAGACAAAAAATGCTGGTGATGAATTACAGATCGATTATGGAAATGGTATGGTTGAGACATTACAATCACGAAACGACAAGTATATATATATCAGTAAAGCATTGCAAGGAGATTCGTATGAAATCAAAATTTATGGGGATAATTCAACAATAGATAGGTTCGGCTGCAATAATAATCTTACTTCTATTGATGTATCAAAAAATACAAATTTGACTGATTTAAATTGTTCTGGTCCAATTAGTTCGATTGATGTATCGAAAAATACAAAATTGGAACGGTTGGCTATAGGCTCTAGTAAGATTTCTTCCATTGATGTATCGAAAAATATAAATCTGAAAGAATTCTATTGTCAATTTAATCAGCTTACTTCACTTGATGTATCAAAAAATACAAATTTAACAAATTTAAATTGCGCTTTTAATCAAATTAGTTCGATCGATATATCGAAAAACATAAATCTGGTAGATTTTAATTGTGAAACTAATTATCAGATTAGTTCGCTCGATGTTTCGAAAAACACAGAATTGAGATGGTTGAATTGCGAAAATAATCAGCTTACTTCACTTGATGTATATGAAAATATAAAATTAGCATATTTGAAGTGCAGAGGAAATCGTCCCCTCAAATCCTTAATATTACGCGCTGATCATAAATATGTTGATTTAAGCATTTCCAATCCATATATGGTGATCACCTATAAGTAAAATAGGATCTTATTGTCCTGTCCTAAGGATAGATTGACAGGGTTTATATTAAAATATTATAGGAAACTGTCCTTTAACAGCTCGCTCCGGCGGGCTTTTTTTGTATCATGGAATTTGAGAAAACAATAACAGGATCGGAAGCGATCGAGCGTATGCGCCAACTAAAGATGGTGCCAGGTGCTACGTTCGCTATTCGCTTTATCACCTGCGATCTTAACAGGCCGGACAAATCCGGACAGATCCGGGTGTACTCCAACTGCAGGATCCGTCCTGCACGCAGGAATGAAGGATTGAATGTAAACAGTGATCACTATCTGTATTTTTCAGATGAAAATACTGACGAATCACGTCAATGCTTCAAAAAGCTGATCCGGGCTGTTAGTTTTCCTCCTTCCAATGAATGGTACACAGTTAAATGGTTCTTATGAGTAATAAATTTAAAACAGGAACAGGTAAATCGGTCGGTCCGAGCGGATATATCCAGCCGGATAAAGATACCAAGGTAGAGATATTCAAGGGTAGCAGGGGATATGCAGCCAAAAAAGACGTTGGTGTTGTCACCTTCGAGGTACAAGGCCTGGCAGACAGGGAAGATATCCTGTTTTCCGAATCCCGGACTGTCTATTCCAAATATATAAGTTCACGCGCTACGCTTAACCTGTCCGGGTATACCGTTCCATTGTGGGGTGAAGGGCACAACCTGTATCCCCAGGAAGTATATGCTACTGTGAGCGAAAATAAGCTCCTGCCGGAGGTGATCCGCAAACAGGTAAAGTTCCTGTTTGGCAAAGGGCCCCGGCTGTACCGTGAGCAGATCATGGGTGAAGGTGAGAATCAGAAGCGCATCCGTGTACCGGTCGAAGATACCCTGATACAAGACTGGCTCGACAGCTGGGAAGAATCCGGAGTCGAACATTACTGGGAGTACCTGAAGAACATTATCACTGATTTTTACTATGTCGATACCTGTGTCAGCAAATACAATTTTTACAGGACCAGAAGAATCAACGGATCCTTACCGATCGCATCGTTATCCTACGTCGGATCCGATGAAGCGCGCCTTGCTGTTAAAGGTACCGTTGTAAACAAGACCATCAAAGATTCTGATTGTAAGTATGTGATCACCGGCGACTGGTTCAATATCTCCGGCAGCGACTATCAGGTATATAACCGTCTCGATCCGGCAGCTCCATTGAAGTATCCGGTAGCTGTTGCGTTCAACTATGACAAAACGTTTACCAAGTGGGTATATGCTTTCAATAACTGGTTCAAAGGCCTTAAGGAATACCTCAAAGCCTCGGAACTGTCACCCAAATACCTCAATTCGTACCTTAAGAATGCGCTCAATGCACACATTCATGCCAAAATACCATTAGCATGGTATGAGCATCATAAGAGCATACTCGAGCAGATATGTATGAAGAATATCTCTGGAGAATATGCTACTCCGTTGGCTGAATACAGGGGTGTGGAACTGATCGACAAATCGGGCGTTCCTTATGCCTTCTATGAGACTATGATGGATGACCTTATCGGTTGTGAGCTTCGCCGGATCACCGCATTGATGTCCGGAGAAGGAAAAAACCAGGGAAAGTTATATGCCACACTCCAATACGGCGAAGAAGGATGGGTGTTCGAAGAATTCCCCGGTAAGTTTAAAGACTTCTTCGATACGGTTATCGCATACGACAAACGTGCCGATGAAGTGATCCTGGCGAACAAAGGTATCTCATCCTCCATTACCAATGTAGACAGTACCGGTATCACCAGTAAGTCCGGAAATGAAGCCTGGTATAACTACCTGATGTATGTGATATCCCTTACCCTGGATGAATTCTTTATACTCAAGGAAATCAACCGGGCCCTACAGATCAACTTTCCGCATGCTAAGCGAGATAAGATAAAACTCGGTTTCTGGATCGATATCCCTACCAAGTTGCAAGATACAACCGAAAGTAAACGTCCTGCAGGTGTTGCAGTACCCGAAAATAATTAACATTATGAGCAGCCCTATTCCTATACCGTTCAACGAAGACAACTTCAATGAAGAAATGAAACCCAAGATATCAGGAGTCGACCTGGTACTGGAGTTTGCCAATATCGAAAGCTCTGTTTCCAAGGTAGCTGTCGATTGTATGTCTATCCTGGGAGAAAGCCTGTATGAGAAACTTTGCAGCAGATCTGCTTCTGCTGATCCCGTTCTTCAGGACAAAGGACTCGACCTGCTGCAACGTGCTATGCTGCATTTTTGTATCTATGAACATCTGATCTTCCTGGTTACCCGTATCAAGAACGATGGTGTTACCGTTGCCAAAAACGATAATGAAACTACGGTCTACAAATACCAGCAAAACAACCTCGAGGTCAAGCTCGTTTCCCTGGGATGGTTCTGGATGAACCAGCTGATAAAGCTTCTCAACGCCAATGCAGATCAGTTCCCGGACTGGAAAGACAGCGACCAGCAAAAAGAACTCTCTGATATCCCGATCGGGCTTTCCGACTTCGATAAGTGGGTAGGTGTGAAAGATGAATACTTTATCATCGTAGCCCGCTGGCTTATCCGCGAAGTATGGATGGACTGCGTTCTCTCCAGATCGGCTACGCCGGAAAAGACAGACAGTATTACCCGGGCCGTATGCTACGAAGTGATGGGAAGGGCCTGCAAAAGGTTATCTTATTACATGTTGCCTGAGCCTATACGCAAAGACGTAAGCGATGAGATGGGAAAGAACCACGCCTCCCAGGAAGATCAGACCATCCGCGACAAAGTATCCAGGCAGTTCTTCGAAAAAGCATCGGCTTACTGGATCGGGATGGATCTCGACCTGAAGCAAAAAGCGATCGATGCAAATACCAGGCGTGCCGGTGATCCACCAACATTCAAGGCTCTCGATATTAATCAATCCGACTCATTCTGCTACTGATGAATACATATCCACTTAACAAAGGAAAACTGGATCTTCCCGGATCATGGGATGATCTTACCTACAGGCAAAAGATGTTTGCATTCAGGGGTGTCATGGATATCTCCGGGGGCCTGTTGCATCCGATCACTTTCAGGATCCGGATGCTCGGATATCTCACCGGTTACAAGCCTCAGTTAGGTATCTTCACCTGGCTGTTGCACTGGATCCTGTATATTCGCAAACCATTCATCTTTCTGTACTATCTCGTCAGGTTCGGTAAGATTCGCTACTCCGTATACGGGGATACCTGGAAGTCAAACAACAGGCCTGTAAAACGCAACCGCGAGATGGTCAATACCAATCTGTATCTCCTATCTGAAAAGCTCGACTTCGCATTCACCATACAGGATGAAGCCATAGCTTGGAAACGCTGGTTCTATTCCAATCCGGTACCGTATATCAGGATAGGCAGTAAAATCTTTATTGGTAGGAAATTTATAATGGATATCGCCCCGTTTACTAACATCACGGCAAAGGAGTACTCCGATTGCTTCGACCTGTATGTAGCCTATTACAGCGTAAACGATCCCGTGCAAAAAGACAGGTGCCTGGACAAATTAATATCCATTCTCTATCCGGCAAGCGACATATACAGGGAGAATATGGTAAGTAACCATATCGAGCTGATCAGGACCATATCCCCCGAGATCAAGTTTGCGGTTATGTTCTGGTTCTCCGGCATTGTAGAGTTCTACAGCACACATCCCATCTACTCTATATTGTTCCGGAAAGATGCCGGCAGCACGGATGTGATATCCATCGGCATGAATGAAACTGTTCTGATGATCGAAAAGAAAGGTTACAATCCGGACTGCAACCTGAACGACTTTTTCGATAAGCAGATCAAGATCCTGAAAGATGACCTGGCTGAAGCACTGGCTAAAGGTGCCAAAATTGAAGACCTGGCTAATAAAACCGGGTTAAGTGTAGCAAATATAAATAGATTGGTAGGATGAATAAAGACGTATTAATAGAATTACTCAAGTATTTTGCAGGCTTTGTTCCCAAAGATGTGCTGAAGAAAACATTCATTAAGAAAAAAGGTGCTCCAACAGGATACGACCAGCTGGTCACTGAGCTGATGAACCTGCCGGATGATAAGATCGTTCCGGATATTGATAATTTTATATTCTCAGATAAAGAAAGTTTCCTGAGACAGAAGATCAAAAACTCTGAAAAAACCGTTCTCTATATCGAATACGGTGCTTTTACCTATGCTCCCAACCAGTTGCAAGGTATTAGGGAGAAGCTTGCCGTTCATGTAGCCTATCCATATTCTGAGTCTAATAATGATAACCTTTCGGAAACGCTGATCATGAACCGGATGCATAACATACTGTGTTCAATCCTGGACCGTATGGAAAAGGATCAGACATCGCTCGATTTTTGTTCGTCTGGCCAGCTGATCGTATTCCCTGCAGAGATCGTCGCCATTGAGCCGTCGTTGTTTCACGATCGCACCGGTTGGATGGCTATATTTGATAACACACATACTAATATTTTATGAACCTGATTGAGAAACAAGCCGAATTCACAGCCCTGTTCCTCTCCATGGACACATGGCAGGAACGCTTTCAATACCTGATCGACCTGGGAAACGAACTTCCCGAGATGCCTGAGCATTTAAGAACATCATCCACCCAGATAGAATGTACATCGCGCACTTTCTTTCTGGCTGTTCACACCGAAGGTATTATCCGGATCCGAGGCTGGAGTAATGCAGCCATTCCTTCAGGACTCATTGCCATGCTCCGACAGATCTTCGACGGTGCATACGTTCAGGATCTCGATCCGGACCGGATCACCTTCCTGCAGGAGACAGGCCTGTTGGATAATCTGACCGAACAACGAAAACTGGCACTACAGGAAATGATAAATAGAATCTTTTACTTATTTGGAAAATATAAGATATAGTTTAATAACCGCACCCAAACATATTAAAAAGAATATTGTCAATATAGATAAGAATATAATTCTATGTTTCTTCTTTTTTTTTAATATTGATAATATAAGAACAACCAAGGTTATTGGTAACCCGATTGGTGCTATAAAAAATCCAATCAATACGAGAATCTCTATTATTTTAAAGTAAATATACTCCATGCTCAAATGTATAATTTTTAATTAAATCTACAGCTTCTTTGTCCTTTAAAAGCTCACTACGGTGGGCTTTTTTTGTATCTGAGAAAATCTTCAGATATGATTGTACAAAGCGGTAATATGTCACAGGCCGACTTCATCAGGACCATACTCGAGCGCGATGCCAGGAATATATTCCGTGCCCAGCAGCTCATTGTATCACAGCGGATCTACCTGGCCGGTAAGGACCTGAAAGCAACCCGGCGACAGAAAGGTATCCGGCGACGAACAGGTACCCTCGAAAACTCCCTGGCCAGTCCGGACTTTATCATTCAGTCTCAAGGTGAAAAGTTTACTATGAAAGCTGACTACCCGCTTTATATCCGGTTCCTGGATATGAAACATATCGGTAATTGGGGTATATACCGAAAACCTGTATGGGGAATCTTATGGAATGAAACGTATACCACAATACGGTTCAAATATGGAGAACTTATAAGTGACAGGATCGGAGATGCATTAAGGGATGCTTTCGAAAATTATAATAAGAAATAAATTATGGCACAAAAATTAAAAGATAGTCAGATCAGCTGGATATTATCACTCGATGCCAAAGGTGTACAGAGTGAGTTGGTGAATATATCGTCAAAGGCAAAGGAATTAACCAAAGAAAATAAAGACTTTGAAGCATCCATAAAGAGTACGTCTAAAGAATTGGATAACCAGGCCAAGATTATGAAAAAACTTCGCGAAGAAGGAAAATATAACACGAAAGCATATAACGAGGCCTATGCTGCATATACACTAGCAAAAAAGAGGATTGAAGAATACAATGATGGTATAAAGGGTAATAATAAACTGATTGCCGAAAATAAAAAGAAAACTGATGAACTGGTCAAAACCCTGAAGCTGGAAGATATGACTATGAGCCAGCTAAAGCAGCAAGCAAAGGACCTGGCCAAACAATTAAACAATACCTCTAAGTCAGCAGATCCGGCAGCATGGAATGCCCTGGACAAACAGCTCACAGCTGTAAACAATCGTATGTCACTACTCAAAGCCGGAAGTAAGGAAGTCACATCTACACTTAAAGGTGGACTAATGGTGATGGTTGGAAACCTGATGACCAAAGGTCTCACTTTATTTAAAAATGCTTTGGTGGATGCAGTTGATACAATAAGAAGTTTTGAAAAAGCCAATTCCTTCTTAGCTTCAGTACTTGGAGAAAACAAAAATAATATCAAAGACTTGTCCAATAGTGCTATAGAGTTAGGCAAAAACTCTAAATACACAGCATCTCAAATAACTGAATTACAGACCGAATTGGCAAAATTGGGTTTTACACAGAAAGAAATAAAAAACTCCCAAAAGAATGTTCTGAATTTTGCTACAGCTTTGGATGCAGAATTAGCACCTGCTGCAGAACTTACAGGAGCTGTTATTAGGGCATTTGGAGCCGACACGAAAGAATCTGAGCGTTATGTTTCGGCTATGACATTGGCAGCAAACAAATCTGCAATAAGTTTTGAATATCTTGCAACAGCTATGCCAATTGTAGCACCTATTGCAAAAGCTTTTAATTTTTCTATTGAAGACACATTAGCTTTATTAGGTAAATTGTCCGATAGTGGTTTCGATGCATCTATGGCTGCAACTGCTCTACGAAACATACTATTGAATTTAGCAGATTCGAATGGTAAACTTGCCAAATCGATAGGTTTACCAGTGAGAAACCTTGATGAAATGATGATCGGTTTTCAGACGTTGAAAGATAAAGGAATCGATTTAGCTACAGCTTTAGATATCACCGATAAACGTAGTGTAGCAGCATTTCAGACTTTTCTAAATGGAACAGAAAGTATTATCCAGTTGCGTGATGCATTACATGAAGCTGGAGGTGAAGCAGAAAGGGTAGCAAAAGATCAGATGAATAACCTGGATGGATCGGTATTGAGTTTAAAATCATCATGGGAAGCTCTAATGTTATCCTTCTCTAATAGTACCGGTCCTATGAAAAAAGTAGTAGATGGCATTACAGCTATTATCATCGGATTGACTAATATAGTTGAACTCACTGATAAGCTGCAAAACAGAGCTGCTTACAAATCTTTTTTGGGAATAACAAAGGATAATGCTACTGATGAATTCATTGGAAAATTAAAAACAGGTGTTCAGGGATTAACCTATGATGTTCTGAAGGGTGAGGATAAGAAAAATTTTGAAAACACTGTTAAATCAAACTTTGGAATATACAAAGAAATATTGAATAAAGAAGTTGAAGATTTAACGAAGCAGCAGGAAGAAGTACAAAAAAAATACGATACTGTATTAGAAAAAAACAATAAAAATCTTGGAGGTGCCGGTAAATTTTTACCGTTGTATAATATAGGATTAGCTTCAGATAAATGGACTATAGAAAAAGAATTGGAAGATATCACACTAAAAGCAGATGTAGCTAAAGAAAGGCTAAATGCATTGGGTGATGCCTATAATGAAGTATTAAACAAGGATAAACCGTCTACAGCGACAAATACTTCTGGAAGCGGGATTACTGGAAAAGGTAAAAGCTTATCAGATAAAGAACTGGAAAGAATAAATACCGAACAGGATAAGGAAACTAATATCTTGCTGAAAGCATATGCTGATCGGCAAAAGTCGAAGGAAGAATATGAGCTGGGTATTCAAGATATCGAACAAAAATACCTAAATAAAAAACTGGAAATAATCGGTCTTAGTGAAAAACAGCGTGCCGATATCGAAAAGGCATTTTATAATTTTCGTAAGCAGCTTCGGGAAAAAGAAGATAAAGAAACTGAGAAGAAAGAAAAAGAAAGAATCAAACAACAGGAAGATCTCGAGAGTTGGAATGAGTCCGAAAGTCAGGAAAAAGTGAAAGATGCTATTCGTCAGATCGATATGCAAGCCGAAGCCGAACGTCTGGCACTGAAGAGCAGGTATGCAGAACGATTAATTACTGAGCATGCATTTCAGAATGCTTTGCTTGAGATCGAACAACAGGCACTGGAAGAAAAACTGCGTATCAATGGACTTTCAGAAGATCAGATTATGGCACTTCGTAATAAGTCACTCGATAAGCAAATCAGGCTGAATGAAAAGTCTCAGCAAGAAGCTGAAAGGACTATAAATGCATATGCAAATGTAGGTAAAGGATTTGCTGACCAAATTGGTGGTCTGCTAACTGATTATATGCAGGGTGCAGAAGAATCTACAGCTGATTTTCAATACCGGATGCTGATGCTGGCTTTTGATACACTCGAACAGACCGTACAGATAGCAATAGCTTCGGCTATAGCAAAAGAAATAGGAAGCAAAGGACTCTTAGGTATTGCTACTGGAGCAGCAGCGGCGGCAGCAATAAAACTTGCTTTCTCTGCGGTGAAAGGACTGATTCGTAAACCTGGTTCAAATTCTTCCGGCAGCTCCGAGAATACCGGTAAGCGTGTGGTTAAAGGCCTTGCTGATGGTGGATATAACGATCCGGGAACCGATGGTGGATATACAGGCCCGGGTGGACGTTATGAGGTTGCCGGTGTTTTTTCCAACGGTGTTCAGTTCCATCGCGGTGAGTATGTCGTTGCACAACCCGAAATGCGGGTGCCGGCTGTTGCGTCCATGGTACGTGCCATACATGCCATCAAAAGCCAGCGATCGCCAAGCAATCCGTTGCCTCCGGGCCTTGCTGACGGTGGATACAATGACAATGCTTCAGCGTACACTGAACCCGGAGTACTCGATAAAACCCTGAACAGATTGAATGATATCCTTCACCAGCTTGAGCGTAACGGTGTAGATTTAAATTACAGGAAACTGGAAACTACTCAGGATACAATGAACCAAATAAATAAAATGTCATCCAGGTAGTTATTTTTTCTCTTTCTTCTCTGGTCCCAATAGTATATCAAATATACCTCCCCACCAGAGAAGGCCTGAAACAACACCGATAATGGCAATTTTTTCTAGTACCCATGTTATAGATTCAGTTTGACAGAAATAGATAACCAATTTAATACCGATTATTGACAAAACAGGCTTCTTGAGCTTATCAACGTAATAATTGAAATCTTTCATATTCTGGATTTTATTTACTAATTAACAAAAAATATATGGATATACACTTAGAAAACGGCAGATATTTAGACCTTCCCGATGATCTGGAACTCAATGTTACACATGGCAATCCTCTGATCCTTGAGCAAGGTACCTATTCACTTCCGGTACTTCTTCCGGGAACGGATAATAATATGAAGCTACTGCAGAATCCTCCCCAGTTCGATAATGTATATAAGCACGTTATCAAATGGCCGGCATATATCAAGCAGGGATCGTTCCAGAAAAAAGCATCCCTGAATATACTCGAAGCCGGGGATGATATCGACGTGTTTTTTCAGATGAACGAGTCGGAGATGTATGCCAAGATGAAAGAAACAACCCTTTCTTCGGCATTCGATATTAAACGTTTCCCACGCGATTTACCCACATTACCAGGATATCCGGAAGGAATGGACCAGATAATCCGGTACCTGGAGCTGGTGAAAGTAAATAACTTTCCGAATGAAGATTTCAGGCTTTTTGAAGTAGCCACCGATAAGTCGGAGTGGAATCTCGATAGCGATCCTAACCATGCCTACGATGTACTGCAGTTCCTTAATGAGAGCTTTAGAAGTAAAGATACGGAAACCATACCCACTACCGATTTTGATCTTACAGGCCTGCGTTATACCGTTTTTCGTGGACGGTATCCACACACGGTGTTTATCGACGGCCAGCTGATCGAGGTGCCAAAGGGATATGGCATCACTCCGTTCCTGAAGCTTAACTTTATGCTCAGGCGTATATTTGAATATTTCGGTTATAAGCTGGAAGAATCCATCTTCGATACAGATCCGGAACTAAAAGAAATAGTTGTTCTCAATAATACTGCAGACTCTATTGTCCGCGAAGTGATCGACTACAGCCAGCTGGTACCTTCCGGAACGGTAGATGATTTCCTGAATAATATACGTCAGGCATTTGGCTGTGAGTTCTTTGTCTCGGAAGACAACCGAAGGGTTAATATTAAGTTCTGGAATGATATATTATCTGATATCAGGCTCGAGAAAGACTGGACTCCGTACCTTACATCGCGCCCAAAGAAAAAGATTGTAGAGCCCAAAACTATAAAACTCACTTTCAAGCGTTCGTTCGACTATGCATCCGTGCCATACGATACGCTGGCTAAGTATGAGCAAACCTTTGGTGAATATGGATTCCGTGAAACGATTCCATACAATGTTTCAGGTTGGGCAGACGGCTACTACCTGATAGGTGACCAGCTGCGTATTTTCGAAGTATATACGGACCAGGATACGCTGCAGCAGAAAAAGAGGCTGCATTCACGTCCGTTATACGATTACTATCAGGATTCTGACAACTTGGAGTTTGAAGAACGCAGCAGCGATCTGGAATATGTACCCAGTGTATCGGGATATGCCATGAAAGGGCTAAAGCTTACCAATGGTGAACTAAGCGCACCACCAATTTACAAATGGCTAATGTCGAACCTGTATATAGGTAAGCGCAGGCATATGAATACTGTACTGGAAAAGAACACCTCTGACGAAAGCGGTGCTGTACAAGCCAAAGAGGTGGAAGAAACTGCAGGAACATGTCTGCCTGCTATTGTTTTTTATAGACATAAAATTACAGATAAATATATTGGAGCTATAGGTTATGGTACTCCATTTCATTTCGATGACGAAGGAAACTCTGTTGGTACACTCGACCTGATACCCGGAGGCAAAAACGGATTATTCGAACACTTTCTGCGTATACTCGATGATGTATTACGCAATTCCTACCAGCAGATAACCGTAACGCTAAACCTACCCGAAAAGGAGATTGTAAATTTCCGGATGGATAAACTGATCTGTATCGGTCATCAGCCACTGCTGCCGGAACTAATGGAATATATAGTAAAAGAAAAGGATATAGATGTAAATAAAGTTGTTTTTCGAACTATTCGTATCTATAAAGACAAATAGTTGCAGATATTAACTATATTTACATATTGATTTTTACATAATGCGGTATGAAAAATAAATTCTTTCTGCTGGCTTTTCTGCTGGCATTTCTTAGTTGCAGTGATGATGACGATAATTCAGCAAATAATAATTTGACAGAATATCCTGTAAATTATAGACGAGATGCATCACATGTTAATTCGGAAATAGGGGAATCAAATCCTACTTTCTATAACCAGAGTAATGAGTTGTATAAATTTGGATTGCGAGGTTTGAGGCTATATTCTAATTCGGGAAATCTTTTGGTTTCAGATGGAGCTTGCCCCTATGAATGGGATAAGAATATCGAACTGTCGGTATTACGTTCAGAAAATGAACCATATAGGGTAAAGTGTGTAGATTGTCATTCCATATTTGATCTACGATCCGGAGCTGCTGTATCAGGCCCGGCAAAAGACAAAGGACTAAAGCTGGTTAGCTATAAGATAGTAAAGGAAACAGGTGATTATGTATTTAGTAATCCGAGATATAAAGAATAAAAAAACATTGATTTAACATACAACTATGGAAAACTTAACTAGTTTAGAAAGAATAGAATACTGTATAACAAATGCTTGTGATGAAAGCGTTTCTGATGAACAGAAAGAAATTTTTTTTATTGAAGCTATTCAGATTTACGAGGACTTGAACATACAATTCAACAATAAGTATATTTCACAACAAATAGATGATTTGGTAAAATTGGCAAAGTTCCAATCTAAAGTTTTGAGAAAACATTATCATGCTATCAATAATTATATATCAGCCATTGATAAATATAAAATTTTAATTCCTGATGATCCTATTAATTGTTTTATGAAATTAATGATTTTATATGCAGAAGTAGGAGAAATTCAAAGTTCTAATATTGAGGATATTGTAAATGCTGAAATTAGTTATTTAAATTTAATTGTATATGCAAAACGTTTACTAGCAGCAGATAAAAATGAATATTTTGGTGAATTAGGATTTTACTCTTATAAATTAGGACTGTTGCAACAAAATTTAAAAAAATATGAGGATTCTGAGAGTAATTTAACTATGGCTATTGACGTTTATTCTACTTTCCTGATACAATATAATAAAAATAGTTGCTATATTCTGGCCCAAGCATATTTCCACAGAGGAGCGTTACGACTTAATAATCTGAAGAAATATAAGGATGGTAAAACCGATTTAGATAATGCTGTAAAATATTATTTGGAAACTGTTAAGCATTTGGAATCTTTACCTGAAAATTTTGAATATTATAGATATATTGCTTATTCATATTTTGAAGCCGGGCAAATTAAATCGTATCTAAGAGAATACAGAAGTAGCCTGATGTATTATAAAAAAGCTTTTGAATTATTTACAGAATTAATGAAAAGTGCACCTGATTTAAAGATGCAAGTCGTATTAGTATGTGAATATATTTGTAGATTGGGATACCAATTTGAAAAAGTCGATAAAGTTGTTGGTTTCGCAAAACGTGCATATTCATTATGCCAGGATGGAAATCTTACTGTGAATATGAGTGATATAATTGGTGGCTCTTTGAAAATACTAAATCTTAAAATTGCTGGATTCCAAGTAGGAGTAAATCTCGATTTTCAAGCCACTATCAATTTAAATGAAATTGATTGGAGTTTTATTGAAGAGTTTCCAATTGAGGGAGGTGAAATTGAAGGTGATGAAATTGAGAATTTTTTTGGTTTATTTCAATCTGAATAAATGTATATGGAAATGATAATTTTTTATGTGTTTACTAATCTGAGATATAAAGAGTAAGAGATGTTTGAATCATTTATACAATTTATAATAAGTCAACAGGTTAAGACCTTTCACAAGATTGGTACATTTTTGTTTATTCTTGTAATTTTATTTTTGGTTAATAATATTATTGGCTTCACATATTATTATAATAATCAGGAGAAACTCACTCAGCTTGAACAGATATCTCGCCTTAAGAATAATCCAAACCTTTCCGAAGAATCCAAATCTTCAATTAACCAAATCGAGACAGACTTAAATAAAAGACAGAATGTATTAGAATTAGCAACCACCTTTATTTCTTCTATTAAGCTAACCGAGGCTCAACCTAAACCTAAAGAAGATACAGTTACTAACAATGAAGATAAAGATGCCCCTACCCGTAATAATTTATTATTATTCTTTACTTCTTCATGGTATCTTATTTATATATGTATATATATATCAGTAATGATTTTAGTTAAAAGTAAAAAAGAAATAATTGCAAAACTGAAGTTAATAATTTTATTCATTATTACTTTAAGTGTTGGCTCACTTTTGTCTTATTATTTGATGACACTTATACCTAGATTTGGAGATAATTGGACCTATAATTATATTCTATCAGCTGTTTACATACCAATAATTATCTCAATACCTTACCTCATTTCAAAATTCAAAGAAAAGCGTAATATCAATGTTTAGTACATTTCCTTTATTCTAAAGGATTCTTCCATTCTATAATTTTTATGGAGCGTAATTTAACAAGAGTTATTAACACCTAGTTCAATACTTTTTTTGTACTGCATTATAATCATCTGTATATTTGTTATATAACTAATTTTTAAGCAGATGAATAATAAGAATTACATTTTCAATGACACTTCAATTACGTTTATATTCAACAAAGAAAATAGTGTAATGATCAATGCCACCGAGATGGCTAAAGTTTACGGTAAACAAGTAAACGAATTCATGTCAAATGAAAAGACTAAAGAATTTGTTAAAGAAGCTTTAAAAAACGGGAATTCCCGTTTTTTAGGGATCGAAAAAGAGTCAGATTTATTCTATTCACGTCAAAATGTTGGAACATTTATGCACCGAGTTTTGGCTTTGAAATTTGCAGCATGGTTAAATCCAGCTTTTGAACTTTGGGTATATTCTACTATTGAAAAAATACTCTTTGGTAAATATGTAGAAAGAGAACAATCCTTTGAACGTACTGTAAAACTCCAAAAGGAGATGAATAACTTAATCGAAAAACCTGATAAAACCGGACAAGATTTTGAAAGGTATTTAGCAATAGGTAGAGAATTAGGTAAAGAAAGATCAGTACGTAAATCACTAACAAAAGAGAGTATCAACGAAATGGCAGACTTATTTGCCGATATGGAAGGATCTGATGAAGACTAAGCCCAGTTGGGGGGCTGAGCCCCCAACTGGATTATATTTTTTAACTAAAAAGTCTGTTCATTCCTTTATCCCAAAACTCAATATCATCATAAAATCATAATAAGTCACATACCCATATGATATAAGGGCTCTGGCTTCATCAGTTGAAATATTTTTATATTTCCTCAGAAATTCTACGAACGGGATACCAAGAAATGAAAGGTCGATAAAATCTTCTGTCTCCAGAACATCCTTTGCTCTAACTGAGTAAATTATATCCTCAATCATCACCTGTAGTTCAATCCGCTTCAAATCATTATTTGGTTTTATACTACGTGCGAGACTATCTGATATGTATTCAATCTTATCTTCCAATATTTTTTATTTACAAAAGTAAGCACTGAAAAGATTTAATCACCCTGAATATCATCTATTTCGGCTTCTGGTAATTCCATGTCGTTTCGATCTACAATTTCCCAGTTTCTTTTCCTATTAATTTTTATAAATAATTTTTCTCTAAGTTCTTCCATCTTTTTTTCATTAATTTCAAGCTTCTTTTTATATGTCTCAATCAAATAATAATACGAAGTATATTCATGGGACTCGGGATTAAGATTCTCTAATTTTTTCTGATATAATTCAATTTTATTATTTATAACATCTATCTCATTTTTAATTAATCCTATTTCTTGCCTTATTTTACTTGAATCAAATATATTAAATTTTAGAGCTCTAATATTTCTTTCTTGTATTTCTTCAATAGCATTATTGTCAATATCTTTCTTTAGAAATTCTTGACCATATTTAAGAAAACTTGAAGATGAATAAATCAAAACTTCTACACCTGCATTATCTCTCATTTCTTTAGATAACTCGGGACAAACGCCAATTTTTTGTCCACCAATCTCATATACCCAACTTTCTTTTAGTTCTCCTGTAACAAATATAACTGGTAGTTTAGTTTCCTTTGCCTTTTCAATTATTTCTTTCCAAATTATTAAATCTCCATATTTATCATTTCCTTCTTTAGTTATGTCTTTATAACCTGGAGGTATTTTTTTTGTATATCTGTCAGCCCCCTCAATATATATTTCTTTGAGTTCTTCATCGTTAAAGCCATTTAATACTTTTCCATCAAAATAGTCACAAAACTTTTTGTAGATAAAATCTTCATCAATAATATTCAATTTATTTTTTATGGACTCCTTTGCTTCAACTCTAATTTTCTCAAAAATTCCTTTGGTTTTTTTATGTAAATCTGTTGATAAGAATGGGTCTATTTTTGAATCGAGGCTTTTCTCTATTTTATCAATATCTTTTACTAAATCTTCATAAGGATTTTTTTGTTGAGATATTATAGTTAATCGCTTTCTTGTATATTCAAAGGCAACCCGTTTAGGTATCCATATCTTTTCTTTTAGGCTACCAATTAAATCCAAAAATGAATTTGTAGTATCATCGGAGTAACTATATAAATCAATTAATACATTCGTATCAATATATATTAGGGCATCATTCCAAAGTTCTAGACATTCAGCCGCATTTTTTTTTCTGTATTCTGGGTATAGATTCTTCATCATATTAATATTGTAACAATTCAAAGTTAAAATTTAAATTTATGTTTCAGTTAAATATTTATGTATTTACTATTATTTCACGTACTAATTCTTCCTTCCCATCCTCTCCACATCCATTTTACTATTAAAATACCGTTATTTTCTACCTCAAATCTCAAAATCTCCCAATCACCCACAAAAAATACCGTTAAAAAATGCACATGTTTATATTTACTTTCATATATTTGCATTGTCAAACTTATATTTTTTATCGGCAGAAAGTATCTGCCTATTATCATTAGGCTTTTTTTATGCCTATACTTTAAGATATTTATCTAAGGCGGTTGCCTATCCCACTTTTTTCGGTTCTGCCGTTAATTAGTATAAGTTTGACGACTCGGGGTATGGCAGCCGTTCTTTTATTCTGCCTAAAACGTCAAACTTATACTAATTATGGAAACAAAAAACAATTCCACACTCCAGCTCCGGCAGGAAGGTTACACAGGCCTTCAGGGAGCACAAAACCAGGTTCACAAAGTATTACGCGACATGACAGGTGGCACACCGATCCACTACAGGGTACATTCATCGGCTCAGGAATCCGTTATTGTCTTTATGGGTAACGGCATTTGCGCAACACTGCATATACAAAGGTATAATCCAAAAGGATGATATGATGGCAGTACAGGCACTAAAAACAGAAGTGGTGTTCAACGACAAGATGCTGAATCACCTCAGGGTAATGCAGGACGGAGAAAACTCCATAGTGGATACCTTTATAGAGCACTGCGAAGAAATGGGTACTCTCCTACTCGATATCTCTACAGGAACCGTGACCAAGATCGATGATGAAAACATTCTCGATATGCTAAGATGCAACAATATGATGCGCCAAATGTTAAAAGACTTTAGGATCGTAGAAACCAAATAAGTGAAACCATGGAAGAAAATAAAAAACCACAAACAGAAATAATACCCCAAAAGCCCACACTGGCAACCATGACCGTAATACAGGTAATAGAGCATTGCGGTCGCTTGAAATACCCTGTCGACAAAGTGATAAGCATACTGTCGTCGAAAGAACATAAAGACCTGGTAGAAGATATCAGGACCAAAATAACCACACCCGGTACTCCGGAATATATTGCTTACCACTCCAGTATCGATGCCGGCGACTTCGAAGTCGACAATGCACTCTATACCGATATACTGGATGGTAGCAAAACCAGTGTTGATTCGCAGAAGGCATTAACCGACATACAAAGCAAGAGAGCTTTAGGCGACGCTATCCGGGATAAGTTCTTCCCGGAAGATTAGCTGCAGGCCAATTGTGTTTTTTATGGTGTGGCCTCGGGCATTTGTCCGGGGCTTTTTTTTATCTTTGTCAAAATTGATATTCAAACTATGAAAAATAATATTTTTTTGTTTCTTCTTTTTATTTTCACCTGCCCTCTTTTTTCTCAAGATGTAAAAATTGATATATTAGATGCCTATACTGTAATAATAGATAAAGGTTCTATAAAACAACGGGATGGAAAAATTTATCTAAAAATTCATAATATGGATGATGATAAAGTCTTGAAAAGTTCTTTATCAGTTAGCCCAGACTCAGCTTATTCATCTCATATCGTTAATAACTTTAAAGAGCAATTTGAAAAATATTCACGAGAAGAAATTATGCCAGGTCTTAAAAAAGAATTAATGACATTTATGCAACCAAATCAAGAGATTAATCAAGAAGCCATGAATGAATTCCTAAATAATTATATGTATTCAAAACTTCATTTTTTTTATTCGAAAAATATCAAAATAAACAAAATTTTAGTTGAATTCTTGGCGAAACGCTCTACTACTTTTTTCTTTGAAAATTTAAAGAGAATACAATCTAACCAAGATGCTTCAGATAATTTTAATTTCAATAAAAATATAACTTACAATATTATTATTGATTGCGATAAAAAGACATTACAGTTTGAATCAATGAAAACCCTTGACAATGATTTGGAAATCATTCATTTCCCTAATGAAATAAGGAAGATTGAAGATTGTGATCCTTGCGGTTCCAATTACCGTCTTTTTCATAAAATATGTAACCAGCAATATTAACTTAATACAGTTTATATCCTATAACATTCTATAATATAAAGTGATACAGATTAAAGACTTTTTTTGAAATAGATATGTAAAATACCTAAAAAATATTTCGTCTGTTGCCGCTGATTCCGGGGTGTGTTATTTTTGTTATATGGTAAATAAGAAGGACCATTCACACTACACAAAGCAAAGTAATGCCGATATAATATTAGATACTGTGATGCTGATGAAGGACCTGGTCATAGAAGATCCGGATATGAATAGCGATCGTAAACAGCGGTTTCTGTTCCTGTATATATTCTTCCATTCGCACCTGATGGCATTAGTTAATGAAGAAAAGAGGAAAAAAAGTGCTTTTCAGAAGTTTCTTGACTTCTTCCAATCTTTTAGTTTCAAATCTTAAAGTCATATTTAACAATTAGAAAAATCCATATTAAATATGGATTTTTTCTTTGTTTGTACGGAGCTATCCGGATGATTATAAGTAAATAAAGAAGAAAGTAATATGACTTTTTCTTTAAACAAAAGTCATATCGATTTCAATTAAAAGTAAGAAGCGATCAAATTCTATCATATTATTGCACACATTTGCATTACTACCAGAACACATTTTTATAAACCCAAAAGGGAAGGACGCTATGAAACCACTATTCGAAAACTCAGGTCCGGTATTTACTGATAAAATACTGGCTCAAATCAGACACTTGCAATCATCAAACAATTCTGTACTTGCAGACTACATAGAATGTACAGAAAGAATCAGAAATTTATTACTGGAGATAGGAATAAGCAACATTGCTGGAATAGAACCTGATGAGATTCTACAGCTGCTCTATGTAAATAACCGGATCCAGCTGCTCTTAAATGATTTTAAAGTTCCGGAAGGCTAGATTTTTATTTTATCTTTGATACAAAGTAGATAACTGATTGTCTATTTTTATTTCTGGCTAAAAAGGTGGAGCGAATGCTTCACCTTTTTTTGTCCTTTACCTACCCGCCCGCAGTCTGTAGTTTTGAAGAAAAATTACAGCAATGAAACTAAAATTTCAACTTCTGACATCTGCCGTACTTATCATTGTTGGTTGCGGCTTGCTTATTGCCGGCTTCTGCGTACCTCCGGTCGGTATCATTGATAGTTCCGTCTTAATCGCTTTCGGAGAAATACTAACATTTGTCGGGGCCATCTTTGGTATCGACTACACCTATCGAATAAAAGTTTCCAACAACAAAGAAGATAAAAAAGAACAAAATGGCTGATGTCAATAACCTGGTACCAATCATCTTCAAGTGGGAAGGCGGATGGGCCGATAACAAGAACGATCGTGGGGGCAAAACCAATATGGGCGTAACCCTGGCTACATGGAAGCAAGTAGGCTATGACAAAAACGGTGACGGCCTGATTGACGCGCAAGACTTAAAGCTGATCACCAGGCAGGATGTCGTAAATGTTCTCCGGGATCACTACTGGAACCGTTGGAAAGCAGACCGGATACAAAACCAATCAATCGCAAATATCCTGGTAGACTGGGTATGGGGTTCAGGATCCTGGGGGATCACTATTCCACAGAAGATACTCAGAGTTACTGCAGATGGTATAGTAGGACCAAAAACGCTGGCAGCTGTAAATAACTATCCGGATCCGGAAGAACTGTTTAATAAAATCTTTAAAACCAGGCTACAGTTTATCAATGATATTGTAAAAAATAATCCTAGCCAGAAAGTATTTCACAAAGGCTGGATCAACAGGTTGAACGACTATAAATTTCTAAAATGAAACCATATGTTATTATACTTATTATCCTGTGTTTTCTTGGTTGTCGTTCTAACCGTAATGTTGATCGTACAATACAGGAAGAATCGAAGGTTGAAACGGTTGAATCAACTCACAGCAAAGACAGTTCGCACGTG